TTCTTACAAATACTTTTAGTGGTGGTAAACTTAGATTCATTTTTTCCTCTTTAAAGTTCCGGCTTCAGTTCTTTCTTCCACCTCTTTCTTAGTCTTTTCTGCATGACAATCTCTACAAATAGCTTGATAGCCTTCAGGTGAGCAATATAGACGCTCTATATACGTATTCCAATCACAGAAACCTTTCTTAACCTCAATTACAGGGATTATATGATCAAGCTCTATTTTGCCTCTTAGAACCTCATACGTAGCTCCCCATTTCATAGCAAGCTTCTGGTAGTTCTTATCACTAGAACCCTCATATAAGGCTATTTGACAGCTCTCAGTCTCACATTTGAATAACGCAGCGTCTATCTTAGTTCTAGCCTTAGCTTTTGATTTCTGTTTATCATGCATGTGGATTTTCCTAAGAGCATTTTTTACTTTAGAAATAGGAACGTATGATTTTTTTTTAGTCAACTTTGACTCCTAGCCAACATCCTAATTCATAACCTTGATGGATTCCGGTATATTTAGACAATCTAGAAGGAGATGAATTACATTGTCTCTCTGAGGATATATATCCTCCTATAATATTAACAGTAAACAATAGTCCTATTACTGTAAAATATACTAATAGAATATTTCCTATAAAATCTTTCATAATTTCCCCCTAAAAGAACAGTTCGAACAAATTCCGATTTTACCGCCTCTTATTTCCATAACTTTATACTCCTCTGTAGACTTGCAGTTTGGACAGCTTTTGTCTTCCTTGACTTCTTTTAACGTCTTGTCTTCTTTCGCTGCCTCTATGAGATCTTCTACCGATACATCCTCAGTAGAACCTTTTAAGAACTTTAAATTTCTTTCTAACACCTTTTCTGCGGTATTAAGCTTCGATATTAACTCTTTTTTCTGCTTCTCTAGTAACCTTATGCGCTTCTTTAACTTGGCTATCTCGCCATTTTTCGGTTCTTTCACACAACTTCCTTTTTTGGATTTCATTAAACATTGTCCCAAGTACGTCTGTTTATCACATCGGATATAGCAAACCTTGACACGTTATACCTCTCTCCTATATCTTTGAAAGTTTCCTTTTTTATATTATAATTATATCTTATCTCTATAACCTGTTTTTTTGTTAATTTACGACACCCTGTATTGTACTTTTTAGAAATTCTAGGAGAACAGAGTCCTGTAGAATATGCATGTAATTTATTTTCCGAATCAGTACACCATTCTAAGTTTGAAACTTTATTATCATCTTTTATACCGTTTATATGATTTACCATAGGTTTATCTTCAAGGTTAGGTATAAAAGCGATAGTTACTAATCTATGCACTCTTACAGTCCTTTTTTTAGAATTCTTAGTTAGAACACAAGACATGTATCCATGAGAATATCCCTGTCTAAGTACTTTACCTTTGTATAAATTAAAGTGGCTATTATTCTTATGTTTTATCTTCCTATCTACGCTTCTAACTCTACCTAAACTACTAACTTGATAGAAACCCTCATATTCTACAACATCTTTCCATCTTTCGTTTTCCATTAAGCTCCTTACTCTCTACATGTTAGCAGAATTTTAACATTTAGTCAACTATATTATCGTTTTATTAAATAATTGAATACGGAACATATTATCCGCACCGTAGCTATATATTGAAATTAACTCTTTCTCAAATACCTTCAAATATAAGAATCGATAAATTCTAAATTCTTTTTTAAGTAATAATAACTCTAACATTACTTCTCCTCAAATTCCTCTATTAGTAGATTTATATAGTGCTTGGCTTTCCCTAAATCTTTGAGTCCGTCTTTGTCTCTAAATCTTGTTACGTATTTTACTACGTTTATTTGGTCGAAATCAAGTCCGTTAGCTTTACCGTACTCTCTAGGCTGTATTGCTAGTTTAGAGTAATGATTGCCGCCTATTTGAGCCTTTCTAACCGCTTTATTAGCAAGTTCATGGTGATCTATAGCCTTTTTCGCCGCTTCTTTTATCTCTTCTTCTGAAGGTAGTAGTTCTACAAGATCATATTCATCGTCATCCAAATCTGCCCAATAATGTCCACATTTAGTATAAGATCTATCGTGGTCACATCTAAACCAGTAATCGATAGGATCTGCTTCTTCTTTAACTATAGTTAAAATATCACCGTTTCTATTAAGATAACTCTTTCCTACTTCTACTTTCATCTACTACTCCTATCTGCAAACCAATAATATACCGTATAAAAAGCTCTAGAAATATAATTTCCGTAGTACTTTCTAAGTCTAGGATGATTCTCCATCATCTGCTTATTAAACTGCTTAAAAGCTTTACGTCTTCTCCACCATGACTTAATTCTAACATTAGTCTCTCTAGTTACGAGAACTTTCTCTCCAACTTGAATGGCAACTAAGCTATGACTAAGATCTCCTGACGGATCGACAGCTTTTACGAACTTAACTAAAGTACCTTTTTTAATACGATTCTTCTTAGGTCCTATATCACTTGTTAATTCTAAAATCTCATCATCTTGATACATTATTCCTCCGCTAAGACTTCATCTCTCGTTTCCATTATATCAGATTCTCCGGCTTTTAGCAACCCTAAAACTTGCTTTCTTGAAACTTTTGGAGCAAATCTCGCAATACCTTCATCAGCTAGGTTAGCATCAGGATTATCCTTCTTGATTCTTTCTATGTAGAACTCTTTAATCTTATCGTTATGTCTTTTTATGATCTTTTCTAGCAACTCTCTACCCTTTTTTGATAGCGGCGTACCGTTATTATGTGATGACGTTTCTTCACCTGTTATTACGCATTTCATTTATCTAACTCCTTTTAGCAAAAATCACTATATTTTGATATTCTATATCCCTCAGAGTCTTTTATAAGATCACCGACTTCTCCGCCTTTTTTAGATAATATTAGACTGTATAATTCAAACAGGTCTACTTTACGATCATATTCATCATATATTTGATCAGGGGATTTTTCTAATATCGACCTCCATATCTTAAAAGACAAGGTTTCTCCTGAATTTGGATTAAATATAAATTCCCAACCTAAGCTGCTTTTTCCTATATGAAGTTCTTCGTAGGAATCACCTCTACCGCAAGACCTACAAATCTCGCCTTTTTGAGTCCTTAGATAGTAATTAGTTCCCATTATAACTCCTTAATTCTCTTCACTATAAAATCCATTAAATGAATATTGTCTCTAAGTATCGCAAATAATCTTGGAGAAGTCAAGCGAATTAAATTCTCCTCTTTCTGGTGTGCTTTTTCCGCATCATAATGAAACACTGACTCAGCTAATTCAAACATAACAACATGCTCTAATTCATGAATCAAAGTTTCGATAACATTCTGATTACTACGGTTCTTATAATAGATACGAACCTCTTTTTGATCTGGATCAGTCTCGCCAAAATCAGTTGCTTCTATATCAATAAATTTAATTTCCCAATCGAACCCTAGAAAATGAAAATCTAAGGTTTCTGGATATCTTTTTTTAGCCATTAAAATTTCCCTATGAACGGAGCAATAATCTTATCCAAGCTTTTATCTTTATCAGCTTCTAAAACCATTACGTTGCGTAAATCTCCTACACAATACTTATCAGTAACTTCAAATAGCTGCTGAGAAGGGTGATTCGTAACAATACCTAGTGATAGGCAGAATTCGTCTACACCACTTAAATTACCGTTACATAATAAGGTAGTACCGTTATTTAGAATAGTAGCTAGGGGAATATGAGTATGTCCTGCTAGAACTACGTCGATAGGTCCGATACCTGATACCAAGTCATTAACCTTATTCTTAATAGCGTCTACGCTAACCGTCTTTCCAATAGAACCTGTAGAAAGTACTGCATCAGAATGAAGGATCAAGTAATTATGTCCTCTAATCTTACCGTACCAATAAGGAGTTACTGGAATCTCGAAATCAACATTTTTGAAGTCTCTTAAAGCGTATTTAAGCGCAATATTAAGCATCGTAGAATATCCGTCCCATCTATTCTTAGTAGGTCGTCCCTTCTCAGGTCTATGCATCGCTCTACCATGATTTCCTGTAGTACATACAACTTTTACCGAACTAAACTCGTTAGCTAGATAAGAGATACCTTGAGAAAGTAAATGTAGTGCGCGAGAAAACTGTGAAGTAAGCGGAGTAGTAGTATCAATATTATGGATCATACCTTGGATAATATCTGCATTTAAAGCAACAACTAGATCCGTATCTTTTCTATGCTCTATCTTATATCCTGCAACTTCTTTTACGAAAAATGCAAGCCTTCTAGCTTCTTCTACATTAGTATAGCCGTTTAATCCGCCCATCTCTTCAGTATCTATATCAGCTCCAAAGTGAGTATCACTTATATGAGCCACTATAGTCCTCTTAGAAGGCTTCTTAGACTTTTTCTTTACCTTGGGATGTATTTTGAATTTAGAGGTCTTTAAGACGCTTTTAAACTCTTCCAAGAACTCTTCTTGAACGATCATATTGTCGAGGATAGCTTTATTCTGCTTCGCTACCTTACTCTTAGCTTTTCTAGTACTATGTAGCCTTTTTAAGCTGTCAATATGAACTTCTTCTGATAGATCATAATCTTTATATGTTTCGATACAATGCTTAACCGAGTTAGTAGATCTAGTCGTACCAAATTCATCTTTGTATGCTTGTGTTACTTCAGCTCTACTGTAACCTTGCTTATGTTTTTCTAATACGAACTTAATTTCTTTCTCTGACCATGCAGCCATATTAACTCCTACTCTGAATTTCTAGACCTATCCCGAAACCGAGCAGTCTAATTACTATATTAGTATAAATATTATTACTTGTCAATAAAAAACCTGTAGGTAATTCTAACTTTTTTGATACCAACTCACTCCCTGCGATGCTGCGAACTTTATTTGAACTATAACTAGGTAATGTTACATATAAAGTATAATAATAACCTTTTTCAGCATAATGACCGCCTTCTAATAACTTAATCATTATCTTTCTCCAACTTATATTCACTAGTTCCTGTTTCAAAAATAAGCTCGTTATCTAAAGAACTTACTATCTTAGTAATGGGACTTGTTTTTATAAAATACGTCCCACTGACTAGTACCATATCCCCTACCTTTATCTCTGAAAGTTCAGATACATCTCTACTGTCACCTTCATTAATATTTTTGACGAAGCATGTAGAAGAGGTTGCTCTACGTCCTGTACTTACTCCAGATCGATGACTTTCTTTAATTTTTGTTTTTTCTAACTTAAACATTAATCTATCTCCAGTATTATCGGTTTATTTGTAGGATCGTATCTTTCTGTACATATAGAAGCATTTACAAATGTAGTATTGCCTATCTTTTCTGTTCCATGCCAATTATGAATATGTCCAAATATATGAAACTTCGGCTCTATCTGCTCTACCTTCAAACGTAATTGAGGACAACCACACTCCACCTTATCATAAATAGAAATATCCATAATCCCTTGAGGGGGACCGTGAGTTATCAAAACATTAGTATTATCAGGAATAGCGTCCCAATATGGAGCAATATCTTGATAACCCGGATGATCTGAGCTATAAGAAGTTCCACATTTACCAGAATCTCTATTCCAAGCCCAATTATGAAATCTTGGAGTAATAGCACTTCCGTAGAAATATTTACCTTCGATAGTTATTCCAGTATTATTCAAGTATATTATTCCTGCTTTTTGGCAGTCCTTCTTTATTAAATCCTCGTTTATTTCGGTAATCCTATCGTGATTTCCCGGCACGTATATTTTATGTTTATGAGGCAGTTTCTCGTAATCCTCAATGAACTGATTCCATTCAGAAAAAGTTCCTCTACTTAAAGCATCTCCTGCATGAACTAGAAGATCTCCCTCTGGTACTGAAACCTCGCTAAGTCTGCAATGAGTATCTGATATACATACAATTTTCATTGTAACATTCCTCCATCTCCGTCATCTTCTCCATCCCACTCTACTTGATCTAGGAAAGCATCGATTTTATCCTCGTCTTCAGTTTGATTCAAAGCTTGCTCTATAACGTCTGAATCTAGTCCCGATTCTTCAGCCATAGTATCTACTGTAGTAATCATGACTTTAGTAGGACTATCTATATCATCGATCATAACTACATCTAGCTCTGGATAGATCTCTTGTAAATCACCAATAATTTTCATTAACTTATCTCTTTTACTCATTAACTTCCTCTGGATATAAAGCTGCAACTTCAGCTTCTGCTAACATATTTATAATTGCTTGTTTTTCTCTAAGTTGTTCACCTGCTATTCTGAGAATTTCAGCTTGAACTGCCATATTCTCACGTAATTCTTTATTATTCTTAAATGAGGCATGTCTAAGTTCTGCCGCATGATTTAGCTGACCTTTTAGAATTTTAATCTCAGAATACTGTTTTGATGATTCTTCTTGAATAGAATTTATACAAGTATCTTTATCTTTAATAAGTTCCTGTAATGTTATTACTGCCTCTGCTTGAGAAGTATTGATATCCTTTAGCTCTTTTATAGTAAATACTGCTATAAATAAAAAGAATACTAAACATAATAAACATACTATAACCATGCCTATCATTAAATGTCTCCAATCTTTTGATTCACCTTAAAAGCAAATCCTGTAACTATTACTCCTACAGTAAACGCTAGTATCGTGTTCATGTAGCCTTTTAATTGCACCTTATTAAGCTCCGTCCTAGCTTCTCTAGCCTTAGACCTATGGTACTCAGTAAGCTCTTTCTCAGCTATTCTAAGATCTTTCAGCACTATATTAGCTTTCTCAGCTTTTACTAGTTTATCGACCCTTTCATTAGTTATTAGAGTTCCAGAAAACGGCGCACTATCTCCTTTTTCAAGTAAAGCGGCAGTTTCAGCAAAACTACTTGTTGAGATAATCAACATTATCAGAAGGCTTATTATTCGCATCTGCTATCTCCTCTAATTCATCTTCTAATTGCTCAATTCTCGACTCTATCTTTTTCTCCTCTGCAGGTTTAAAAAATGATAGCAGCCATTCTAATAGTTTTTTCATATAACTCCTAAAACGGGATAACTCGCTTCTTTCCAATATCAGTGTTATTATATAGGAAAGTTAATAGCTTGTCAATATCTTTTTCTAGTACATGTAAATCATGATAATCTCTTTCCTTTCCTAGAGGATGTCTTATAGTGAAAATAAGATATCCATATTCTTCTGGATTGTATATCGTAAGCTCTTCGCTGCAATCTAGACCATCTAATATAACTAACTCATTATCTAAAGGATTGTCATCTTCAATTTCCCAATCATCAGCTAATAAATCCGCATCTTCTATATCGTTCCATTCTGAAAACATCTTAAATTTAGGATTAGCCCAACTTTCTCGTCTAAGCGGCTTTCCAGTTCTAATCGCGTCTTGAATTGTCATATTTCTCCCAATGTTGAATCTTATCTAAATATAACTTATAGTTTTTACTATCTACAATAATACCCTTCATCGAACCTTTTTTATAAAATAAAACCACCTTACATTTTACATATGTACCGTTTTTATAATTAGGAACAAATTGCCAGTAAAGGTCTGATGTATCAATAGTATAATATCCTCTTTTCATATTACCTCCATATGTCATTTATAAAATCTATAAAAACTAATATTAAAGTCGGTAAGCTGATAATAAAGCATATTATAAGATATAAAATTATTAATTTCTCTAACATGAAATACTCCTAAATATCCCGTCTAATTCTCCAAGCTTTTCTTTCAGCTCGTAAAAGCTGTCAAGAAGCTCCGTACTCATATAGTACATCCTATCTTCAGGATTGTCAAGTCTCGTTAAATCTTTGCTAAATTTAAGCTGCAGATCCATTAAATGTGGATGCTTTTGAAGTAGCTCATTTAGTTCAATGTTGAGTAAATCTATATTCATTTAAAAAGCTCCCAAAATTTATCTAGTTTCTCAAATAATCCTGAACCAAGTTCTGCACATTCAGTTTTATAAGTAAGATGTGTAGGTGTTATATATAGTTTATTTACGTAAAAGTTTCCTTTATCATCTTTATTTAGAGAATATGAATGATCCCAATCATATACAATCCAGTCTATTAAATCTCTAAAATCCTTTACAGGCTCTATATTAACATTCATATTAATCCCAAAATGTAGGCATTACATGCCTTAGTAAATAGAAGTAGCGATCTTCTTCACCGCGTTTCTTCATGTTATCTTTTTTCATAGCTATTTTAGATTCTTTTCTATACTGAGGATTATTAATCCTGTCAAAGATGTTCAGTCTATTATTTTCAGACCATTTTTTACAATGCTGACTAAAGTAATAACCTACTTCATATTTATCAGATCTTCTAGCGGAAAGCTCCGTAAACTCTCTTAGAAGTCTCATACGGCGATTCTCAGGCTTTGAGTTCCATACTAGGTGTGTTCTAGTAGGATCGTGCATAAAGTCGTTTACACGCTTCATATGAGCGTATATAAGATGATCCATAGAAGATGCATCGAAGTCTACAGTATGTTTCGCTCCGTGATATCCATAATAGCAGAAACGCTTGATGAATATAATAGCTGATCTAATTTTTCTCATGTTCATCCTCCCACTCAAATCTAAATTCGTTAGTACAAGCATATTGATTAGGAGGTATCATACCTAACAGCTCGAATAGGTTTAAAGCTGACTCTATAGTACCTTCTCCTGTGAAAACTGTATTATCTTCATGAGATAGTACCTTTTGAATAAACTCACTTCTTTTCATGAATCTCCTTGTAGCAATCGTCGCAATACCAACCATCGTCTTTATTACCGTTATTTGCTGCGTTTCTAGTTAATAGGTCGCAATCTTTTCCACAATTTTCACATTCCATTTATTGTTCCTCGTTTGAAAAGATATCTACTAATTTAGAAGCCTCTTCAATATAATAATCATAATCTATTTCACCAACAAAGTCAACTATATTATTACATACTATAACTTTTCTTCCTGCTTGTACGTTATTCCGCCTATTTTCAGTCTTACCTTTAAGTGGAGGCATTACTTTAATCAAGGTCTTAGCCTTTTCGGAAGTAGAAACATAATACCTACTTACATTCTGCTCTTTAGTCTCAGTTTCATCTTCATCGACAGTTACAAGCTCGTAAGCTTTGGGTATTTTAGTACGCAGCATGAAGTCATATTTATTATCATGATTTTTCACAAACTCTTCAACAGGAGTTCCTTTTTCAAGATAAGCTTCGACAGCTTTTTGTACAACTTTCATAGATTGATTCTTATGATGCTGATCTGTTATTTCATAAGCACCTTTTGATTTAGACTTACCTGATTCCTCATATACCGCAACATAATTATTCACATCTCTTATGTACATCTTAGAGTAGTCGTTTCGTTCCATTTCTAACTTTGTCACTTCTTCCCATTCTCTAGTGAGTCTATCTACTAAATCAGAATCTGACCTTTTAACTCTAAAAGTAATACCGTCAGTATTTGATTGAACTGAAGTAGCTCCTTCAAGTTTTAAGATCTCTTCTAATAGCATACATAAAGACAATTGACCGTTAACCGTAATCGCCATAGTATATTGAGGATCATAAAAAGGAGAGTATTTATTGTTAGAGTTACCATATGTAGCGTTTAATGCGAGTTTAATACTTCCGTTCTCAGGACTACCTTTAGGATGAGTTTTACGCTCTTCAAATAAGTCCTCATAAGTTTTGCAAAACTGATTACTCAAATGTTTAGGGAACAACTCGTTTTTAATCGCAAGGTTTGGATAATATGAAGCAACATCTAAATCTATTATTAAATATTCATCATCAGATTCTATTAGACTAGGTGGTTCACTTGAATGAATCCCTCCTACTCCAAATACGTACTCATGACCGTTTATTACGACATTTAAAGACTTCGCTATATTCCAAGTATAATAGTAGGATTTCTTGCCGCTTTTCAGCTCATTGGTCAGAACTTCAGCAAATGGTATATCTTTTCTAAAAACTGCGATTTCTTCTTCTGTAGGATAGTCTTCAAGTTTCTTAGACTTCTTCTGAACCAGATTCGCATATTGAGCTACATCGTAAAGATCGGATTCTAATATGTCCGAGAATACACCTTTAGTTTCAGAAATACTTTGTAATTTAAACCATTGAAGTATTGCTTGAAATTCAGGACGCTCGAACTTTATATAAGGGAGTATTACTTGTCCTATGTGAATACTTTTTCTCTTTGTTTGACGGATCACTCTTCTACCTTTTTTAAAGCTGTAACAAGATCCTTTTTTAACTTTCTCAAGCTCTTGAATGAAGATCTCACCACCAATCTTTGAATCTGAAGCATTAGTAAAGTTTATACCATATTTCTTAGATAGCGACTTCCTAAGCTCTAAAGCTCCGATATTCTCGTAGTAAAAGAGTAAAGTAGAAACTACATCATTAGCATTATATTCGATAATATGCTGTATTTGTTCTTCTGTTAGTTTCGTATCAAAAGGATAAGGCAATTCTTGTAAATTATCCATCTTCATATTGAATTGTAGAATCTTTAATGAGGTCATTTTCGCCGCATTATCAAAATGATTCAACTTGAATAGATCAACTTGATTTATATGAGGATCTTTAATAGCTTTTGTAAACCTTTCGTTTCTTAGAACAGCTATTGTTTTTTGAGCTTTTTTGTAAATATCATCTACGGTACAATCTCTATTTTCTAAGATGTAATGAAGTACTGGATAATCAAACGCTAGATTATTAAACCCTACTAAATTATCGTCATTATCCTTAAGTTTCTTTATGAAGTCGAACATTAATTCTCTATTATCTTTCCTGTCAGAAATCTCGAAGATATGTCCATCTTTTCCATCTGCTGAAATCACACACATAGAGAATAAGTTTCTATACGTTTCTAAATCGTAAATATAATCATTATCGAAATACTTCATAATCTCCCTAATAAGTCTTAAATTTATAACCGGAATTTTCTATAATATTAACATGTGAATCTTCATTGAAACTTCGTGCTAATTCTAGTAAATCTTGATATGGCTCTTCTACAGTAACCTCATAATCTTTAGTCACAATCACATTTCCTTGAACCTTAATGTCTTCAGGATTCCTATTTAAGTAATCTTTGTACTGACTATAAGCAATTTCATCGTCTATATACATCATCTAGAGTTCTCCTATATGCTTAATCGCCGCGTACATTTGCATGTCGTTTGAAATTACATGGTAGTTTTTATTCATAAGGATCTTTTAACCTTCTATAAGCCGCTAGAGCGTGGACTAATTTGAATTTCATATTTTGATTATCTAAATCTAACATCTTTATCTTATCTGCTAATTGTTTATTAGCTTCTCTAAATATCTCCACTTCATCATATAGATCTAATATTAAAGAACATTCTTCCGTATCGTATAAATAACCAGTATTTTGACAATCATGGCATCCATGAGAATCTACAGTGAGACATTCACACTTATACCTGCTGTTAAATTTCTCTACCCTTTCATCTAGGTTTTTTACCATTCTCCATCCTCGTCTATTCTTAAGTAATCCTCGATCATAACCAATATATAAAACCATATTAGCTTTTGTCGATCCTTCTCAGTCAATCTCGTAGTAGTTATAAAGCTATACAAGATGTCATCAATTTCATCGTTATCTTCGCATAAATAAGCTACTTCGTCAACTAGATATGAATCGCTCATATCAGCCACTTCTAATCTAATAGCTTCTACTTCTCTATATAGCGGCGTAAAATTGAAATATCCGTCTACCCAACAACTACTCATCTAACTCTTTTAATACTTTTTTTGCAGGATTATCTGAGATAATATCATATGCGTCATATACTAATTCGTTCCAATCTCTCTGCTCTTTTGATACATACCCTTGTCCTACACTGGAGGCAAAATCTTCAAATTCAGATATTACACTCATTTGATGATCTACTACAGGTTCTACTGTTTCTAATGCTTTTGATACCTCTTCTAAAGCTTCTCGCAGCTTCTTATTCTCTTTTTTCAGGGATGAGTTTTCTGACCTAATGTCTAACATCTCCTCTTTCTCGCAATAGTTCATACACTCTCCTCCTCATTTCGGCTTATCGCCTCATCATCTCTAGCATTATATCCATCCTCAATCATTTTGTCAACCTTATATTCAGTAAGCTCCTCATGAGGGTATAAACTGAAGAATATCTCTGTAATCTTTTCACGGTCTAAGCCGCACAAGCCGCATGTGAATAAGAATCGATTACTAGCATGATACCAACGACCTGCGAGATTATCTGGAGCATTAGTCAAGAAGTCAGCAATACTCTCTGGTACTTTAGTCCTCTCCTCTCCATATAACGCCTCTACACGCTCTTTAAGATCATCTCCTACTATCACAGTCTCTCTAGCTTCTAAATGCCTTACAGCCGCCTTTTTAGGCTTCTGAGCAGCTACTGGCTCTAGTAGTTTAGCATCAAACCAGAACCCATCTACAAGCTTCCCTCCGAAGAAGAAACGCGCCACATCTTTACATGCAGGATCTACATTGAAATACTCCGCTAACTTTGCATACGTAGCTTTATAAACGTCAGCTTTACTTATAGTCTTTGCTAATGGGAATATGAGGCGAAACCTGTGATCATCTTCTGTATGTGACGTACTTGGTATACATAGTGCTGCTAAATCGAGTCTATGAACTATCGTTTCAGCTTCTTCTATAGTCATACCTTCATCAATATCGAAGGCTAAAACATCGGCACTACAAAATCCATCTTGACATCTATACTCTTGGAATAAGAATGGACTCCAAGCATTGTTACATATGATTTCGATAAGCTGCTCATTAGTTGAGAACTCTACGACTTCTGGAAGATATGGCTTAGAAGTGAATCTAGCTTGCTTGCCTTTATCTTCTTTAGACGGTAATGCTTGAGCTTTTGGAAATATACTTAACTTGATACTCTACTCCAAGCATATTCAGCATCTTCTTTAGCATCTTTTAGCTCTTCTCTTAGTTTTATTATTTCTTTTCTAGCTTCCAATAACGCTCCTTTAGCTCTCCTCTCCCTAGAGTAAGCAGCTTGAAGATCTGGTAGTCCGAACCTATCTTTGTGTCGTATGGTATCACATGCCCATTCAATATGTTTTATTATATCCATTTTAAACTCCTTTCGGTCTAATACTCTTCATAATGATCTTCTCTAAAACATCACCCTTACCATCTAGTATAGCAAACATTGCCGGTAAATTCAAGTCTTTTTCATGCATACCATTCCTCCTTCAAATCATCCACGTTATAGCCACATCCTGCTAAAAACTCGATGAAGCTGTTAATAAGCTCTTGTCTATCTACAGTGTCTACTTCTATAGTCACTATACTAGTATCGAATTCGTTGTCTGGATCTCGGTCCTTCTTAAAAGTATACATCTAATCTCCTATAATATATTCAATCTCGTCAAACTCTTCCATTGTCGGCGGATAAAAACTACGCATCATCTTATCGACAACTTCCCTATCTATCACTTTACCAGTTCTTGCTTCATTACGCAACTTCAAAGTCTGTAGGTCTGTAAGAAATACAATGCAGCGTTTCTTATACTCAGGTCCAAAGTGGCTCAAGCTTTTTCTACGACTCTTCTTGCTCATATGAGTCATGTCTACGATGACTTTATCGTAATTCTTTGCCTTTCTAAACTCTTTATCAAGCCTTGTGTTAACCTTACTCTGGTCAGCCTTGTTCCAAGCCTCCGTATATGATCCAACTTCTCCTGCTTCAACTAATAAACAATAATCTCTAGAAACAAAGAAACATTCCTTTATATTCTTATCAATATAATCACTAGAATACCTACTCTTACCACTAGCAGGTAGTCCGCATAAAACGATCACTTCTTTAGTAGTATCTTTTCTAGAACTTAGAGTGTAAAATGGAGGGATATCTCCTAAGCTTGGAATCACGGCATTACCTTCCGTATGAAATCTACCAGAATGATCTGCCTCACCTAGCTCTATAAGATCCTCTATGAATTTATCGTCCGAACTGATTTGCCCTAATTGCTCTACTCTAAGTTTATAGATCTGAGTATGCAACGCTATTAAATTAAAGATATGAACCTGCTGATTCTTCGTTAAACCAAGCTCTTCTCGCTTCAAGATCTCTAGAGCCATGAAAGCACCTACAGCATCGTGATTATAGAAGCTCACACGCCCATTCTTAGCGTTTACTTTCCTAGTCGAAGGCTTACCTATGTCATGGAGTAAAGCTGCTATACGGACCTCATAAGAGGCATTCTCAGCTTGCTTACAGACCATCATGGTGTGAGTGAATATATCCGACTCCAAATGATATGGGTTTAGTGATTCAGGAACTCCCTTTGAAGGTAATATTCCCACCATAGAAGCATTTCCTGCAACATCTCTTTTTTCTAAATGATGATTCGATAGTTTCATACTCTTAGCTAGACTTGGATATTCTAGTTGAAACCAAGAAATAAGTTCAGTCATGCTTTTCATTTTAAAAACTCCAATTTCATTTTACCGTCCATTGAGAATTTAAGCTTCTCGACTTTATGTTGAACTTGACTTTTATTCCAAACTGTAGATTTCTCCCTAGATTGTAGCTTATCAATTTCTTCGTCAATTAACTCAAATAGGAAGTTTTGATCTATGTTTCCTTCCTTGATTGATTTTAGCATAAACCATCTAGTTTTGTCAAATGGTAATTTAAACTCTCCATGATCAAATAAATCATTAGCTTCATAAATCAACCGTAGTGCGTGATATAGCCCTTTAAATTCTACTCCAGATTCAGCCATGTTTTTCTGACGATGACCGTATCTCTCTAGTCTAGCATCTATAGCTTCCCATACGTAATTCACGGTCACAGTATTCTGATATAATCTTTGAGCTATTTTTACACTATTTACTTCCACGTTTTTACCAGTTCTAGACTTTGTAAAAATTACAAGGTCACGGTCTTTTCCGTACTCTTGGATATCTTTCCAGATATGTTTAAGCCTAGTATGTGGACTATATTGTTTTAAGAAGTTGCTGAAATCTTGCTGCTCCTTAAAATGATTTATATTTACGCCATATCTTCTATATTCTTTCTTGATGAATCCTAGAAAAGCTGAAATATCGTTAACAAGAAGATCTCTTCTAATATCCTGTAGTGCGGTAAATTCAGGCTCCACATGAATTACGTTCTCATCAGAACAGTATAAAAGCTCCATACAATTAAAATCACCTCGTCCTAAAAGATCTAAGAAGAATGTATAGCTAAATAAATAAACATCTACATCATCTGCTCCGTTTCTAGAGTCATCTTTACCTGTAGTACGTTCCCAGAATCTACGACGAGATTCGCCTTCATAAAACTCTTTAGGAGATGGTAAATAGACTCCTTTATAATCCGTATCAGAATTAGGTCCTGCTAAGTTGAAAAAATGAGAACCTGCTTTACATAAAAATAGAAGCTTTCTATCAGGATAAAGCTCTTTGAATTCTTGAATGAATTTTTCATGACTCATAGTTTTACCATCCTTTCAATCTCGTTTCTAATCCTTTCTCCGGCACTATTCTTAACCGCATCTTCAAAATGAGTTCTACAAGCCTTTAAAGACTTCTTATCAGCTATTAGATCTTTTTCTTGAAGGAATCGATAAAACCTAAACACTCTTAGATAATCCTCTTTGATCCTATCCTCAGCTTTACCAATGAACTTAAGCCTCTTCTGAGCTAGATCTGATAAAGATGTTTTTAACGGAGCGATAATCTCCTCAGTCCTTGGACAGTAATATAGTGCGTTGATTGTAAAATCCCTTCTTGTAGCATCTTCTTGAATGGTTCCTATCTCTACAGCGTCAGGTCTACGTCCGTCTAAATATACGCCATCTTTTCTGAAATTAGCTATTTCATAAGACCCTTTCTTAGTTTTAATATCAAGTACTAAAAACTGTTTACCTATCGAATTTATTTCTAAGTCTACATGATTGTCAACTAATCTATCATAATTACTAGCAGATCCATTATAGACTTTTACAATTTCTCCAATGCGGTCCATAGAAATATCAGTAACTACGTCAAAATCTTTAGGAGTCCTACCTAACATATAATCTCTTACACATCCTCCAACAAGCAAAGTCGTTGAGTCAGGCTCTGCTTCCCTAAGTATATAAAGTAAATGTCCTAAGTCACTTGGTATTTTCATTAAATCTCTCCGTCATCTGCTCCAGATCCTCCACCAAAGATCTTAGTCATTTCTACATCAGGTCTGCCGTTCTTACCTTTTATCGTCGTACTAAGGTCGAATTGATAGCTTTTAAATTTCTCTTCGTTCTTTCTAAGCTCCAAAACCTTATCATAGTATAACTCAAAAGTCTTTAATTCGTCAAGCTCTAATTTCACTAGATCTTCATTATCGAAGTTATATCTAAGTAGATAGTTCATACCTTCCTTAGCTTTATCTCCTTTATTCTTATAACGAATCTTAGCATATTGCCATCCTGTAACTGCCAAGTCACATTCCTTCTCGACTCTTCTAAGAGGTTGAAAAACTGAGATGATATTAGTCATCAAGTTCTCATACTTAGACGTTCCGTAACATCCATCTTTAGGTACTGGAATGTCGCCGACACCTTTACCCTTAGTAGTCTGAGATAAGATGAAACCATGACTATCTAAAGCTACAGTCATATTCTTAATCTCTCTACAAGTAGGATTATAGTCCATCATACCATTGATGTTAATCTCATGTAAGTGATCTAGTGCATAAGCTATAAGTGTAGTACCGAGAACATCTTTAATATTCTTAAGCTGAATATGAATATCTGCAAGAGTTAAATCTAGACAGTTACCCTCATCATCAAAGTTCTCTACAACATATAATCTATCTGCAAGCTCCGGTTCGTCCTCAGTAGCTTTAAACCATTTCTCTGCAATTTCTGCCGCCACTAATTCTAGTGAAACGAAAGCAACTACACCATCTGGATTGTTCTTAAGAATCTCTTTTAGAATCTTTAAAACGAAAGTGGTCTTACCTACACCTGTACCTGCTAAGATCCCTGTCATATCCCCACGCTGCCAAGGTCTTACTAAACAGTCTATATCTTCTGGACCTCTTACAGCTTTCTTCGGATCTATTTTACCGGAAACCAACCCTTTCCGTTTCATATCACCTAAGCTTCTAATCCCTGATTGTTCGATTCTTTTTGCTGCTAAATCTGTCATTTAAACTCCACTCTTATTTGATATTTCCATAAACTCAGCACTAGACTTTTACTTTTGAAGCATCGTACAAATCTAATTCCAAGTTCTCTATTATATGTATCGGTTTTATATCCACTAATCTTCATGGACATCCTTAGTTACGCACCACTCATTTCCACAAGGTTTAGTGCATATTCCACAGGTTTCTTGTTCTTTAGATTCCGAAGAATTCTCGGATTTCTCTGATTTTTTCTCTGCACAATTGTTCATGTTCTGGAAACTCCTCAATTATAAAAGTACATACTACGGTGATAGGGATTCCTGCTAAACTGCAATACTCAGCAATGTTCTCATTAGAAACACCCTTCTTACGAAAGTAATCAATAACTGCGCCTTTTCTGGCTCTGAAATCATCTGGATTAAAGATAACTGCCTCCTAATTGTAACATATTAACTGAGAAAGTAAAGCCCCAATTAAGGGGCTATGTATTTTTTACTTAGTCAATTACGACTGTAAACTCTTGCTTGATATAGTCCAAGTCTCCGCCCTTCTCAAAGCGAGTCTTAGTCTGCTCATATTTCTCAACCTTCTCTTCATCACCTTTTTCACCGGCTCTGTCGATCATTTCCTCAAACTTCGTCACTACGTTTTTAGCTGAAATAGTATCTTTACTAAGCTTCTGACCATTAACTGTAATCTCTACATCTTTATCTAACTTGATATAGTAGCTTGGTCTACCTTTCTTATCTTTATCTTTACCTACAAATAAACTTCCTAATGTGATATACTGCTTACTCATCTTTAGCTCCTTGCGATTTCTCGACTTGTTGTTTTAAATTTTGTATATAATCTTGATTGTTCTCTAAAAGTTGAACAGTGACTTTATCTAATGTAGGATTAATTTCACTAGTACCTATTGAATCAAGTATTAATTCAACTTGATCCGCATTACACCAAAATGATGTACCGTTTATAGATACGTTAAATCCATCTAAAGCATTTATGTAACCATCTCCAAAGGGAGTTTTG